ATGAGCAGAGGCCGATCGATATACCGGAAACTCTTATAACAAAAGAAACAATATTTACTTTTGAGTCACCTTTTTTCGGCACGGATGATAAAATAAAATCGATTAATTTAACTTTTAAGCAGGAACACGGATATTATATGAAATATGATTTGGGTTATTTCAGGATATCCAATAATGAAAGTTGGGTCGATGTAACGGGCCCATATGTTCTGGATAAAGTTATGAAAATGTGCGGGGATGTTAATAAAAATATAACAACTGTTATTAATGACACCCCATCGTGGATTATGGATCATTGGCTTCCAGGGGTTGAATATACTGAAACACCTGTTTTGGACGTTTTAATGGGCACTGGAGGGTATTTAACGGTTCAATCACGGGAATCAAAGAGAAAGCGCTATGCTATGGGTATAACAGATATAAAAATAGGTCATAATACATATGAAAATATATCGGAAGGTGTTACGAAAGAAATAGATATACCGGATAACTGTACTGCAGTTAAAATACATAGTGATGATTCTGTTGACGGCATATCATATTTTGTTTCAGTTGATGACGGATTGGTTTGGCATAGAATTATACCTATCAATAGAGAAGATATAATTGAAAATTTTAAACCACTACCCAAGAAGATTTATATAAATTCGGATATATCTCAGACAAGAAAAGAAAATTCTATTACGGGTGTTGATTTGAACACAAATTCGCCGTATATAGATACTGAATCAAAAAAAATAAGAATTAAAGTTATACTTGTAAAAGGCGATGACATGGAGACACCGGTTATTGAAAATTTCTATCCGATATTTGTAACGGGAAATCCATATACAAAGGACGAATAAATGAAAAATCAGGATAATTTTATAGAATCGATTAATACAAATTTTAATTATATTAAAGTGTACATCGAAAAGTTATATAGAAGTACAGTTGACCAGATATTGCGTCAGCGTAGAAAAATTTTGGCGTCATATTATGAATTTGTAAATTTGAAAAAACAACCGGTTGAATATGGTGATTCATTTTATGATCTTAATTTGGTTAAAAGCGAGGATAATCTGGTTTATGATAAAGATGGTTATGCTTTGAAATTCAAATCTAAAAGAGTTTTATTTAATCCTGATTATTATAAAAAATCCATGTATCCAATGGCTATGATATCCGGCCGTCCCGTACCAGGTACCGATTTTAAGAAAATTTTTGAAGATAATGATGGTTTTTGGGCATATCAGACTGACACTGAAACACCTTTTGAGTTTTTATTAAGTTTTGAAAAAAGTGAATTAGTTAATAAAATTTTCATTAGAACAAATAATGATATTGCTTTAACATTAGGTATCAAGAACGCATCAAATAATGAATTTGAAAGTCTTGGTGATAGAACCGGCCAGAGGCATGTTTGGAATTTCTGGCCGAGAAAGGCGGTTGAGATAAAAATAACAGGTGTTGCGTCTTTGGTTTCAATTAATTATATTGATGCGTGTTTGGCACGGTATAAAACATTGGGAACCTTTATAAGTAAAGAGTTTGATATTGATAATTTATATAAATTAAGTTTAACAAGAGATATTTGTGTGCCAAATGGTTCTAAATTGAATTCATACATCAGAATTGTCAAAGATAACGTACCCGGTGAACGAATATCTATCGGATCGGCGAATGATTTGGTTGTTGTGAAAGGCGGCATGAGCGGAATTGAATGGCAGGAACCGGTTACAGAATCACCATATGTACCATATACATTAGATATTAATTATGTACCGGACAGTTTACTGGTTAGAAGCGGATATCAGAAATTTGAACATGTCGCTGAAGATGATTGGAAATATGAAACTAAAACATTAACAATTGATGGTGCAACAGGTTTAGTTGATTTTACATCAGATCCGGATATTGATATAGCTGATTATCAGATAATTACGAATGGTGTGCAAAGTGTTTATATAGATGGCATGTCAGGAACATTTGTGAAAGATGTCGATTATTTTGTAAAATACACAAAAGATCCTAAAAAAGTTCAAATTATTAAAATTGGCGATAAAATTCCACTTACTGTATTAAGCATTGTAAATGATCCAGGAGCAATCGAATATTTGGAAGATAATTTAAAATGTGATATTACTTTAAAAAAGAAAATAAAAGTCAAGCAAGAAAGAATATATATTGAACTTCAGGCGGATCGTGATATTACAGTTGTTCATAATTTGCAAGCAGGTTATAAATGTACGATTAGGCATCTTAATCTTTCGGGTAAAATAAACAATGAGGTTTTAAATGTCATCGCGAACGGTGATATTAATTATACATTTTCAGGATTGGAAGGTTCAAATTTAATTGAGATTGAATACTTTCATTATGAGGGCGAAACATGGGAGCCATGCGAGCCGCCGTCTGAGCCGGAAATAATCGATGTTGCGCATTTAATAGCTTTCGCATATAGATATTCTCTGAAGAGGGTTGTCCATAGTACGGAATTAGAAAGGGGAACTTATTGGATTGATAATGATCGTAAAATTCAAACAGATGATAGTGATATATTTATTAAATATGCAATATCAAGTACAGCCGATATTAAAGTTATCATGGAGTTTGATTTTGTTGGAAATCGCGGGCATATAACACCTACTTTACGATCTTATGAATTAAAAAATAGTATTGTGCCGGGAGATTTAGTATAATGCGCACAATCATAAACCCTTTTACGAATAAAATGCAAAAAATTGTTGATGTCGGTGATATTGTATACATTCAATCAAATACTTTTAGATCTACTGAAGGCAGTGGTAGTTCAACTGTAACATCTTGGCAATTAAGATTGGCAAGATCTGGTAGATCGCTAAATTATTGGGGAAATATTCCTGAAAAAGTAATAAGTGCTAAATATTTCGGTGTTATAGGACTTAAAGGGGACGGTTCGAATACTGTGTCGGGTAAAATACGTTTTTCTGGTATGAATGATAATCCATTCGATGGACCTGTTCACGCAAATAATTTAACGGACTGGCGCTGGTGGTATGAATCAATTGATATACCTATTAGTGGATTATTTTTAAATGGTGTGTCGGGCGGCGCATATCAATCTGGTGTGATGATTTCATCAACTGGCGGAAAAAATTATTATTATAGTGGGTTTTCAGAATTAAGAATATATTTACATGCATAAATTAAAAATTATTATACCATCCGAATTGGATGTTATGAAAATTAAAGAAAAATTAGCTAAGAATAATATAAATTGTGATGTAACAATTGAAAATGATTTTGGATTTATAACAATGAAACTTGAATCGGAAATTGAATTTGATAAAAAAATTGCAAAAAATATTGTAACAATAGGAGGCAATGGATGAGTTGGAAATCATTTCGACCAAATTTCAGATATAGGGGCGGTTTTAATTATTATATTTGGAATAAATTTTGGAATCATCTTAAAGATGATATGGAAAATTTGAGAGAGGATTTTATTGATTTTGCGATAAGTTTGAAAGAGGATGTTGATTTTTTATATAAAAATAAAATAATATATATTGTGCCGGCATTAAATAAACATAGGAGGAAATAATGAGTTTAGATATTGAAATAAAAGACTGGACATTAGGAGATCTTAGTAAATTTTCTTCTCGTTTTTTTAATGATGTAACAAGTAACTTTCTTAAGAATATTTTAAGTTTATATAAAAGATTTAAAAGACTTTCTAAAATACATAATGATTATAAATATGCTGCCGAAAAAACTATCAATTGGTTAACAGCCGAGATTAATGATATAACAAGTTATGTACCAGGTGAAATTATAAAATCAGGTTATCTTGCATCTGATCATTCAGATGACATTCAGGTTGATTCGGTGTATGGCCAATTAAGTTTGGCTGAAGAAAATGTTGTTTCTAAAATACCATTAGTTGAAAATGAATATGGTGAAAATCAGGCAATAGCATCATGCGAGATACAAAAAAGCACGGCGGCAACAGGACCATGGGTTGATCTCACTGATTTGCATAATGTTATAAATGGAAATAATGATATATGGTGCGCGGAACTGGAGCCCAGCGAAACAGATGGTGGATTCATTTATTTAAAAGTTAAAACAACATCTGTGTCTGAATCAGATAATGCTTCATATATAACAGTGTTTCCTTTAATGGGGACAAAGATAAGAGAAATACGGTATAACGGTGTAACTGAGTTATTTGATACTGCTTGGCCTGTTAAAATGCATAGAAAAATAGAAAATTACACTAATGATATTATTGTAAAATTACAGGGAAAAGTTGAAGACGGTAAATATATTTTCTCAATTAAAGACATTGGTGTTTTCAAATGCGATTATGCCATGGAAGGAACCTTTAGTTATGATTTAGATATGGGAACCGCCCTTGGTTTAAGTTCAATATTATTGGATGATCCTTATATTACACCTGATGATCTGTCTGAAAATCGGCCATTTGTTATTAAAATTAAAACACAGGATGATACTATAACAATATATGACACAAGTGGCGAAACAGCAGATGTCCCAAGCACATATCCTTTGGAACAAAATTTATTATTGAATGTTACCAAAAATTGGAAAATTGAAGTTAAGTTAAAAAAGATTGAAAACGTTACACCGGTTATTACCGGAATTACGTTAGACAAAATTGAGTAAATATTTTATGAAAAAAACAAAAATTTGCCATGTTTGTCATAAAGAACGAGAATATAAAAATGGTCATCTTATTAGATGTGTGGAATGTTGCAGAAAATATAGAAGAAAATATTATATAAAAAATAAAGAACTTGAAAAAAGAAAAGCTGTTTTATATAGAAAAAATAATCCGGAGAAGATTAAATTATTAAACAAAAAATATAACGAAAAACATGTAAATAAAAATAAATTGCGTATGAAAAAATATCGTATAGAAAATTCAGAAAAAGTTAATAAATGTAATAAAAAATGGCGTAAATCCAATCCTGAAAAGTACCGCGAAATTTCAAGAAAGTACTATCAGAAAAGATTGTCTAGTATTGATGGTAGATTAAATAATAGTATGGGAAAAATGTTTTGGTGCGCACTTAAAAAAAATAAAGCAGGAAAGCATTGGGAAGACCTTATTAATTACACATTAAATGATTTAAAAAAGCATTTGGAGATGTTATTCACACAAGAAATGACTTGGGATAATTATGGCGAATGGCATATTGATCATATTGTTCCTAAAGTTGTTTTTAAATTTGAATCATATAACGATATTGGATTCAAAGAATGTTGGGCATTAAAGAATTTGCAACCATTATGGGCGACAACTAGAGTCATAGATGGTGTTGAATATATGGGAAATTTAAATAAAGCAAAAAAATTAATTAGGAGGACTTATGGATGCTATTGAAAGTGAATTTGTCACAAGAGAAGAGTGGGAAAGGTATAAAAGATTTAGGTCAGAACAAGTTAAGACTCTTTTATTACAGCTTGAAGATATTAAAAGACGAATTGATGTATTGAGCCCCAAACAGCAATTGGCCCCGCCAGTACGAGATTTATTGGATAAACAGGTGGAAAAAGCTTTTCAAAAATTAGCATTTGTTGAACGTGAGATTATTAATTTAAAAAAAGGAGGAAAATGACATGGAAATTAAAATGATGGCAAGAAGACCAAGATCAGGAAGAGGTTTAGGCCGGGCAAGTAATAAACGAACAGGTGGCGGTCGTGGAGGTCGAGGAAGTTGCGGCGGAGTACGTAAATATAATGGTACTGGGCCAAATAGATAGATTAAGGGGGAAATAACATGGCAAAAAAAGAAAAAACAATTAAAGTGACTATCAAATCAGATGGTACTTCGGAAGGAACGAGCTTAATTGTGAATGGTGCGGATGTAACAAAACAAAAAATTGTTAAACGTATATATTTTTCAGCATATGCGCCGCTCACGGATGGTGATGTTGATACTATTGGACCGTCACAGGATATTTTTCTTTCATGGGATAGTGAAGAAAAAGATGATAAAGGTATTTTGAAAACAACAACGTACAGATTAGCGCCCGGCAGAAAGGTTGTTAAGGGACTTGGTAGGGGAATTGGTGATTCTACAATATTACAATTTGATAATATTGCTGATGAAAATACTTATAAAGTAACAGGAGATATTAAAAAACTGGAAGATGCTGTTGAAATTGTCGATTTCGATAAGAAAACCCACAAGGCAAACACTGACACTGAATAAATATTTTCAAATAATTTAAAATGCCATATATAACTGACAAGGATTTCACAATTTTTAAAGCGATTTATAATGAAAAGATTACAAGAATCAGTAAACAGCTTGAAATATTGAGACAGCAGATAGCAAATGTATCCGGTCCGACAAAAGCTGATCTGAATGCCATGTCTATTCCACTGAATGAAAAGATCAATAATCTTGCCAAACAAATAAGTATATTAAACTCTAAAGTAGATTCTATTTAAGCAAATCTTTAAAATTGTTTTTTAATTTTGCAAGATAAAGTTTATTAAACGCAATTTCCTGTTGAATTTGCTGTTTGCGTGTTGCTGTTTGATCTGCTTCGGCGCCTTTAATGTCCATATCCATAATTGTATCAAGCAAAACTTCACTCATTATTATTTGAGCTTCGGCCGCGTCTACCGCTTTAACAATCGCGTCTTTTACACCAACTCTTAATTCCATTTTTTCTTTACTCATTGTTTTTCTCCTTTTTAATCTGTCCTATTTTGCTTAACATTTTAAATGCGCCTTGGATTTCAACCATTCTTGTTTTTTTCTCAGTTGCTTGCTGAACAAGTATATCAAGTTCATTCTGCAGTTTTGAGAATTCTTTCTTAAGCTCTTCAATTTCTTTGTTTACCTTATCACCAATTTTCATTTCATCTGTTTCCATGAAATCCTCCTTTTTTTTTAATTCGAATTAAACATTCTTCCGGGGTTTCAAATTGTTTATCACCTAAACAATCCCATTTACCGCATTTTGGGCATATTTCATTTGAATATGCATCACCATAGTCATCGGCATTTAATTCAGAGTAATAGCCTTCCCAAGAACAATAATTACATTTAACTTGGTTATATTCAAATAAGAATTTTGGGTCCGGTGTTAGAGTTGAAAAATGTTCAATTGATCTTTCAATTATAATATGATTATCTTCTTCATATTTTACAATAGGGCCATAAACCATAAAATCTGTTTGTCCGGCGTTTGGGTTTTTTATTAGTGTTTTAGCATTGATCAAAATTTTATTCATTATTTATTACTCCTTTTTTTGATCCACTCTATGTAATAATCAATTGACTGATTTGTCAATAATTTACCATTTTCAATAGTTTTTACTATGTTATCCATTATCTTTCCAACAATAGGACCGGGCAATATTTTGAATTCATCCATAATAATACTGCCTAAACCAGTAGGAAGCCGTGTATCAAGTTCTTCGGTCTTGGCCATGTCAATAATTCTTTGTTTAAGGTGTCTCACGTTCGATATGCCGGCCTTAACTCTATCTGGGTGTGAAGATGTTATATCAGCCATAGAAAGGCTAAAAAGAGCGTCTAATACACCAAAATTAGCATCAGAATGTTTGTTAGCAAAACGTCTTACCGCAGAATTGCTCCAATTTGGTAAATATTGAACAATATGCATATGGTTTTCTATAATATCCAATATACGTTTTTTTAGTTTATTTGGAAATTTAAATCTATTCATAATTCCATCAGCTAAAATTTTAGATACTATCTCATGTCTGTAAAAGTGAACTATTCCATTTTCATATGTTCGTGTATATGCTTTGCCTAAATCATGCATAAGTGCGGCCCATCTAATTTCCAGTACGGCGGGCGTTTGTTCAATGACTTGTTTTGTGTGTTCAAATACATTTTTATGATGATATTGGCTTGACTGGTCAAAATCAACAATATTCATTAATTCAGGAATCATATAATTACAAAGTTTTGTATATATCATAAAATCAAGAGCGTCTCCGGGATTTTTTCCAAGTAAAAGCTTATCCATTTCCTGTTTCCATCTTTCAACACTGATTGTTGTTATGAGATATGATAATTCAGCGACAGCATCAAGTAAGTCCAATGATGGGCTGAATCCTAATTTGCTTATAAAACGCCCACATCTTAATAATCTAAGCGGATCTTCTGACATTATTTCTTTTATATCACCGGCAACTGATATTTCTTTATTTATAATATCTTTATATCCATTATATGGATCATATATGTTACCGTTTTCATCAGCAGCTATTGAATTCATACGAAAATCCCGTCGGGCTATGTCCTGGTCTATGGATTCGCCAAATTCAACTTCAGGATGTCTGGAACCTTTGTTATAATGTTCTTTCTTCCGAAATGTTGTTACTTGTATATCAATATTATTAATAATTGTTCCTATCGTACCAAAATACGATCCTGCGGTGTATGGTTTATATCCATTATCTTTTAATATTTTAGTTGTTATATCAGGCCTTGTCGGACTGGCGAAATCCAAATCTTTTAATTCAATGTTTGTGTCAATTAAAAGATCACGGCAACATCCTCCGACCAGCCAAATTTTATAACCGGCGTCTTTGAAAATATCAAAAATTTTTTTCGCCTCATTCGGTATTTGTATTTTATTCATTTCGTTGATTGTTTTATTTGTTTTTTCCTGGCTTCCCATTTTTTATCTTTCCAGTGTTTGATGTCATCCAGCAAACCCAAAGTAATTCCATTTTTTTTATAATTTGCTTTTAGCCTCTTTTTAGTTCTTGAGCGGTCATCCATAAAAGCAAGTTCAAATAATTTTTTAACTACTCGACGCATTTCCGTGAAAACTTCACTCTTCATTAATAATTTCTCGAAACAATCCTGTTTGTTTTCTTCCACTGGTGTTATTTTAAAACTTGTTTCAGTTCCACAATTCTTCGAATCCAGCACTTTCTTAATGTCAATCATTTCATTCCTCCTTCATCCATATTACAAAATCAAAAATCATCTGTCAAGAGTCATCTGTCAAGTTGTTTTGGCGGAACAACTGTGAATTGCTGTTCAAATTTTAATAAATTATCAAGGGCCGCCTGTGCCATAAATTTAAACAATTTCTCATCCGATTTATATCTATTTAAATATACATTATAAAATATGAAATTTTCTTTTTCAGTATAAATAGTTATTGAATTATTTAATGATTTTGATACAGTTGTATAAACATGATCATAATTATCTATCGGAACAAAAGTTTTATTAGATGTTCCGCCGTAATATGAATTTTCCATACTTAATAATCCGATTTTGTTTTGATAGCGCGGGTCTATTTCAATCATACCTGATACTAATAGATTTTCGAGATTAAAATCGACAGGTGGTATTAAATATCCATCTAATGTCATTGATGTCATTTTCGATTCAAGCGTTATTTTATATCTTGATACAACGATATCTGTTAATGTTTTGTTTGTTTTTTGAAGTTCTGACAAAATGTACCCCTATGTAATTCTGATAATCCATATTTCCTAATTGCCGTTATATGATTTGCTGTTCCATAGCCTTTGTTTTTTGTCCACTCATATTTTGGATATTTTTCATTCATTAATATCATAAATCGGTCACGGCTGCATTTTGCAATTATACTTGCTATCATAATTTCCGGAATTTTTGAATCGCCTTTTATAATAGTAACCTGTTCCATATCCATATTGGGTATTTTCCGGATACCGTCAACCATTAAAACACACTGCAGACGGGTATTTAGTTGCACGGGTTTTTCGATATCATGTGCGACTCTAATTGCGGCCATATACATGGCATTTAAAGACGCATTTTTAATACCTATTTGATCAATTAAAGAAGCGGTGTTATCATACAATCCAATACTTATTTTACCATAGATTACAAATTTTTTAATTTCACTTTCTATGAAATATCGTTTTTTAGGGGAGAGTTTTTTGCTGTCATTTAAACCAATATTTATTAAATATTTTTTAGTTGATTCGGTATCAAATTTAAAAGCAGCCGCTCCGGCGACAACCGGACCGCATAATGCGCCGTCTCCGCAAGAATCCACACCTATGATAGTTTTAACAATTTTAATGTTTTCCATTATTTGTCCTCCCTTAGACATCTATTTAAATACATGCAATATGAACATTGATAGTCCATGCCACCACCTGTTTTCATCCATTTTATATATTGATTTTTTGTTATTATTTTTTTTATATACATTTGTTTCATTGTAGATTTATCATAAAAATTATGATAACAGTTTGGGGGCAATGTGTCTGTGTTAATATAATTTTGCAGGTTTTCATATGTATCGCGTATATCATAAATACTGAATTCAGACAGTAATTCATTATCTATAATAGCTTTTTTATCATTTGATAATTTTATATCAAACTCCTGTGTGTCACATCGTCCTCTGTCAATATAAATTAATTTAAAAGTATCAATTAACATGCTAGGGGTTTGTTTGCAGTAATCAAGATAAATCATCACTTGAAGCAGGTCTTTTGCTCTGGGAAAACCCAATGCTGTTTTTGATCCAAAAATACTATTTCTGAAATACCATCCGGAACCTGTTTTGCATTCAATTCCATAATATATATCATCAACCACATATATAGCATCGATTTCGCCTGATATTACTATATTTGGCGACATTTCATATTTAAAACGAATATTATTATCAACATATATGCATGCAGATCCTTTAGAGTATTTTATTTCATTGTGTTCTATCAAAGATCCAACATCCATAACCCGTTTAACTCGTGAATTAACGGGATTTGTATAAGGCACTCCCATTATTTTCCAATATATTTTTTTCATGCATTCACCGTGATATATTTCATTAACACAACATCCAGCATCGGATGGCCAAAACACAACAGGATTTCTTTTTAATAGTTTTTCTTGCGCGATTAATACATTTTTATTTATTATTTTTGATATGTTTACCATTGTTGTGTTTTTCCTTTAAATCCGAGTTGTTTCGGTTGAATAGGTACTGGGTCATCAAAAACATTTGTTGATTTTCTTTTTTTTCTTTTTTCCTCGGCCTCCATCATTAATACCATATCACTATCCGGAACTTCTTCAAATTGCGATGTGTTGGTTTTGAAATAGAAATACAATGAGCCCTTGAACTCTCCGTCTTTGTTTTTAACAAATGTTAGTTCATCAACAGGACATACAAATGAACCTGAATCAGTTTGAATTTGTTTAATCAAATGTGTATTTCTGTCGATATGATATTCCTGGTGAAGCATCCATACCATATCTGAATCATATTCTATAGAGCTGGTTTCTTTTATGTCACTTATGGTTGATCTTGCACCATTCATAAGTCGACGTAATTCAACAATAGTTATCATAGGTATGTTATATGTGTTTGTTAATTCTTTTAATCTTATACTGATATTACTGAATTTTATTCTTTGTTCCAGATTAGAATAATCTTTTAGTTTGTGAAGACTGTCCAATGCAACTATTATTTTTTTAGTAGGAAATAATTTTTGATAGTATTGTATGTATTTTTCTATTGATGAAATAGTGTTTCCATCTGTTGTATCTTTTATTATCAGTCTTTCAAATATTTTTTCATCTAAGAATTTTTTCCAAATATTAACCCATTTGCTTTTCTTTTCTTTGTTTTCACCTATTGCAAGTTTTGCTCTTTTAATCTCATTAATTGTTAATCCTGAACCTATTGCCAGAAAAGATGATAGAACTTTGAGAAATGCATCGTCAATACTTATGAATAAAACAATAACATCATTATTACTTTGTATTAAATCCCATGTGATTGCTCGTAATAAACTACTTTTTCCAATATTTGAAACACCGCCAAAAGCAATATAGCATGCGCGTTTCGGAATACCATCAGCTTTTTGCGCAAACATTTTAAATTTATTCATTTTGAATGGTGTATCAGGGTCATCAACACATTTTCGTTTAGCATCATCAAGACGGTCTTTATATTTTTCAAGATCATTAACAATAGGAACTATTGTTTGTGTCATACCAAGCCAATATGATGATAATTCATTAATCCATAATGATGGCTCTATTTTTTTTCTGAATAAATCTCTATCAATATTTGATATAACATGTTCTTTTAATTTTCTTTTTGCCTCATCTAATCTATAATCTTTATCTCCAAGTTTACGTTTAACATCATCTTCAATTATATGTTTTTCAATTTCTGTAAAATTAGATAATGTTTGAATCATTTTATCACGTTTTATACTACTTTTTTCTGATGCGATTTCATTAATTTTGTCTGACGCAACAGTATGTTTGTCAACATCATAAGGTAGTTGTTTCAAATCCC